ATTCCGAGCAAGAACTAGCTGTCTGTAGTAATGACTACGATTCTAACAAAGAAGATTCTATTCAGAATGATGAAAAGCACATAAGAGCAATTGAAGAAACAGATGACTCTTATATCATTGAGTTTGGAAAAAGCAAAATGGATTCTGAAGAAGAAGAAGTAGAAGAAACTTCTTCAAAAGAACAAAATGAGAAAGAATCAATAGAAATCAAATCAAGCATAAAAGCATATCACGATGACGATGAAGAAGATAAGAACTATGGCACCTTTGAAGGTTATGGTTCTGTTTTTGGAAATAAAGACTTAGGTAATGATGTCATAGAACGTGGTGCTTTTTTAAAGTCTCTTAAAAAAAGAAAACCACAAAATGTAAAACTCTTGTATCAGCATAAATCTGATATGCCAATTGGTGTCTTTGACGAAATTAGAGAAGACAATCATGGTCTTGTTGTTAAAGGCAGATTAGCACTTAAAACACAAGCAGGAGCAGAAGCATACGAATTATTAAAAATGGGTGCTTTAGATGGTCTATCAATAGGCTTTAGAGTAAACCCAAAAGAAGTTTCTTATGATAAGCGTGGTAACAGACGCATCATAAAAGAAGTAGATTTAATGGAAGTGTCGTTAGTAACTTTTCCTATGAACCCTCAGGCAACTGTTCGTTCAGTGAAAGGTGAAGAAATTTCCATAAGAGAATGGGAAAATGGTCTGCGTGATGCTTTCAATCTTTCTCGTTCAGAAGCTAAAGTGGGTGCAAAAGCAGTCACTGATGCATTCAGTCAACGAGAGGTTGGCTCTAATGCTGAATTGGTAGATGCCATAAAGAACTTAACATTAACCTTAAAATCTTAATAGGAGCAAAAAATGTCGGAAGATGCGATAAAAACAGCTTTACAAGATTTCGGAAAAACTTTTGAAGAATTTAAAAAAGTTAATGACGAGAGACTTGAAAAGATTGAAAAAGGCGAAGGAACAGCATATGTGGACGAAAAGATTTCTAACTTAGAAGCTAAACTAGATTCTTACGAAGATATCAATCAGAAACTATCAACTGCTGAAGCCAACGCTGAAGACATCAAAAGCCAAATTGAAAAACTTGAAACAGTCGTAAAAAGACCAAACGCAGGTTTTGAAACTAAGCAAGTAGATGACTATATGAATGCTTTTGATAAATACTGTAGAAAAGGTGTTGAATCCTTAGACCCAGTAGAAAAGAAAGCATTAACAGTAAGTAATGATTCAACTGGTGGTTATTTAGCACCACCTGAGTATGTGAGAGAGATTATCAAAGATATCACTGAAATCTCACCTATCAGAAGCATTGCTAGAGTGCGAAGCACTGGGCAAAGAAGTATCCAAGTTCCAAAAAGAACTGGACAATTCTCTGCTGAGTGGGTTGCTGAAAGTGGAACAAGAAGTGAAACTACTGGTTACACTGTAGGTCTAGAGGAATTACCTGCACATGAGCATTACGCTTTAGTGGATATTTCTGAGCAAGACTTAGAGGATTCAGTATTTGACTTAGAAGCAGAAATGCAATCAGAGTTTGCAGAGCAATTTGCAAAAGCTGAAGGAACTGCTTTTGTTTCAGGTAATGCAGTAGGTAAGCCTGAAGGATTTATGACTAACTCATCAGTTAGTGAAATTGACTCAGGTTCAAATACAGCTATTACTGCTGATAACTTAATCACTTTAATGCATAACATTAAAAGTGAATATGGTAGAAATGGAACTTTTGTATTTAACAGAAGCACCCTTTCTGCAATTAGAAAGCTAAAAGATACAGCAGGTCAGTATGTATTCCAAGCAGGTATGACTTTACAAGGTGGTATGGTAAATACTATTCTTGGTCAACCATATGTGGAAGCTACAGACATGGCATCTATAGCACAAAACGCATATCCAGTTGCTTTTGGTGACTTCAGCAAAGGATATATGATTGTGGATAGAGTTGCTTTAGCAGTATTAAGAGACCCATTTACACAAGCTACTACTGGTAATGTAAGATACATTGCTAGAAGAAGGGTTGGTGGACAAGTGGTTCTTCCTGAAGCTATAACTAAACTAAAAGTAACAGCGTAAGCGAGGAGTAAATTATGCAAGATTTAGCAAATAATATTAAATTAGTGCAATCGTTGGCTCCTGCCGTTAGAACAGCAGATGCAGATGGTGATGGTGTTGACAGACAATTCTACGAAGGTGTAACAATCGTTGTAGATACAGGTGCAGAAGGTATTACACTTTCAAGCACAAATAAGATTGAATTTGAATTAGAGCATTCTGATGATGATTCAACTTATACAGATATGTCTTCATCAGATGTTAATGGAACACTAGGAAGTAGTGGTCTATTTTTAACACTAGATGCCGATGCTGAGACTCCACAAATTTCCGAGATTGAATATGTCGGAAGTAAAAGATATGTGAGAGTCGTTGCTAACTTTGGTGGCACACATAGTACTGGAACTCCTATCGGAGCAAGTGTAATTCTACATAAACCTAGACACGCACCTGCATCGTAAGGATATAGTTGTAAGTGGGGTGGAAACACCCCACACTTTTAAGGGAAATTAAAATGGCAAGAAAATTTAAAATATTAGTTCCAAAACCTGCAATAGCTGACGAAGGTTCAGCAGATATGGTTTTACACAAAGTAGATGATATTGTTGAGTCAAAAGGTCAATGGCAAGATGAAATCATGGATACATTTTGTGCAAATGGTTGGGCAATGGAAATTAAAGTTGACTCACCAAATGAAACATTTGCAGTAGAAGCAGATGTTAAAGAAGTAAAAAGAGCAAGAGATGAGAAAGGTCAATTAGTTGGTGATGACCCAAGCACTCCTGATGTTAATGAAGCATGGGAAGGTGGAAAAGCACCAAAGAAAAAAGCTACTGCTAAAAAAACTACAAAAAAAACAACAAAGAAAACAACTAAGAAATCATAAGGTGAGTTATGAACTCACTATGGTATCTGTACGATAATGGTTTTTCTGAGGAGATATGTGCCAACATACTTTCTCATTGGAACGATTTAGAAGCACAAAAAGGTAAAGTTGGTGCTAATACTGTTAGCACTGACGAATCAATAAGAAAATCTAAGGTCAATATGTTTCCTTACGGAAGCAAAGAGCAAAAAAACTTTGCTCATTTATTAGAAGATTACATCACAATAGCAAACAGAGAATGCTTTGGTTTTCATCTAAACGGATTTAGTGAATTTCAAATCACAGAATATACTGCAAACAATTTCTACAACGAACATATGGACGTTGCAATCAATGAATGCGAGTCACAAAGAAAAATATCAGTAACAGTTCAATTAAGTGATACAAATGATTATGTTGGTGGTGATTTTATGTTTGGCACATCAATACTGAATCCTGATAGTGTCAGTTTAAGAACAAAAGGTGCGATACTTACCTTTCCATCCTTTGTGCCACACAGAGTTGCAAATGTTACTAGTGGTAAAAGATATTCTTTAGTTGGTTGGTATGAAGGTAATAAATGGTGTTAAATTATTATGTATAGTGATATTATTTATAAAGCAGATGCAAAAATTGGTAAATACCAAACTAATAATAGGATATATTTATGAGTGCAGGTTTTTATCATTTCATAATTGAGCAGGGTGCTACCTTTAATAAAGTCTTAACTCTCAAAGACTCCAGTGATGCTGTTGTAAATCTTACTGGTTATACAAGTGCAGAAATGGATTTAAGAAGAAATCCTGATTCTTCTTCAGAAATAGCAACATTGACAACAGAAAATAGCAGAATTACATTAGGTGGTTCAGCAGGAACTATTACTTTGACTATTTCAGCAACAGATACTGCAAATTTAACAGCAGGTGATGGTGTTTATGATTTAGACTTAACAACTAGCGATGGCTCTATATTAAGAATATTAGAAGGCACTTATACAATTAGAAGGAATGTGAGTAGATAATGAGTGAGAAGTTTACAGTTGAAGTATCTGACGCAGGAACTATTAGCGTTGTCTCAGTTGGGACACAGGGTGTAGCCGGTCCTAATCAAGTTTTAAGTAAAAGTGTTAATGATGTCACTATTGATAGTAATGATGATGGTGGTGTTTTACTTTATGTTCTTTCAGATGACAGATGGGATATTTCTTCTAATACTGGTTCACCAAATATTGTTGCACAAGGTCTAAAACTTGGTAGTGTGACAGTCACAGCAATTTTAGACGAAGATAGTTTTACAAGTAATTCTGCAACAGCACTTGCTACACAACAATCCATCAAAGCATATGTAGATTCTAAGATTAATGTAATTGATTTAGACGTTGCAGGTGATTCAGGTGGAACTTTATCAATATTAGACGATAACACATTAACAATATCAGGTGGCACAGGTATTGATACCTCAGGTTCGTCACAAACATTAACAGTTGCTATAGATTCAACTGTTGCAACTTTGACAGATACACAAACATTAACAAACAAAACTTTAACTGCACCAGTATTAAATACAGTTGATATAAATGGTGGTGATATATCCTCAACTACAACAATAAATAAATCTCCAACAATAACTTTAGCAGGAGACTTATCAGGAACTGCCACATTTACAAATTTAGGTGATGCAACACTTTCTGCGACAGTTACAGCTAATTCTATTGAATTAGGCACAGATACTATTGGTAACTATGTTCAAAGTATAGTTGCAGGTGAAGGAATTGATGTTACAACAGCAGGTGAGGGTGTTGATGTAACAATTACAGCAGAAGAAGCAAGTTCAAGCAATAAAGGTGTAGCTTCCTTTGATTCTACTGATTTTACTGTATCTTCAGGAGCAGTCACACTCAACGCAGAAAGAATCCAAGACCTAGTTGGTGGAATGCTAAGTGGCAACACAGAAAATGGCATCAGCGTCTCCTACGAAGACACAGACGGCACTATAGACTTTGATGTTAGTGACTTTGATATATCACTTTCAGGTGATGTGACTGGTTCAGCTACTGTTACAAATTTATCTAATGTGACAATCACAACAACAATCGGAGCAAATTCTGTAGCACTTGGAACAGACACAACTGGAAACTATGTTGCAAGTTTAGTAGCAGGAACTGGTGTAACTTTAGCTAACAACTCAGGAGAAAGTGCAACACCAACAATTAATATAGGACAAGATGTTGGGACAACAGATGATGTAGTTTTTAATAGTGTTGATTCTAATTTAACTGGAAACGTCATTGGTGCTATAGAATTTGATGCAACAGCAAGTGAAGCACTTGTGAAAGGTGATGCAGTATATATATCAGGTGTATCAGGCAACAAACCAACAGTGAATAAAGCAGACGCTGATGTAACGTCTAAAATGCCTAGTTTTGGTTTAGTAAAAGCTGATGCAAATCAAAGTGCTGATGTAAAAATTATAACTTTTGGAACTTTAAGTGGTATTGACACTTCAGCTTTCAGTGTTGGTGATACTTTGTTTATATCAACAACAGCAGGTGCATTAACAAATACTCCACCAACAGGAGAATCTTCATTAATACAAAATATTGGTAAAGTTCAAAGAAGTCATGCTTCAGCAGGTTCAATCAAAGTTGGTGGTGCAGGTAGAAGCAATGCGACACCAAACCTTGATAATGGAAATATATTTATTGGCAATGGCTCAAATCAATCATCAACTACAACACTTGATACTTCTATAGTTCCTGAGAATACTAATCTTTACTATACATCTACAAGAGCAAATACAGATTTTGATACAAGATTAGCTACCAAAGATACAGGTGATTTAGCTGAAGGTTCAAATTTATATTTTACTGATTCAAGAGCAGATTCAAGGGTTAATTTACAAACTGGTTCTAACTTAGATTTATCTTCAAAATCAACAAGTGACCTTAGTGAAGGCACAAACAAATATTTTACAGATGCTAGAGTTCAAGCTGTTTCTATTAATGATATTGTAGAAGATACAACGCCACAGCTAGGTGGTAACTTAGATGTCAATGGTAACGCCATAACAGGAAGCACAGTATCAATAAATGGTTCAGGTGGTGAACTAATGTTTACTGCTACTGAAAATGGTTCGGTAGATTTACGATATGACAATAATTTAAAACTTAACACAAAGTCTGATGGTGTAGATATCACAGGAGAATTAGAATGTGATACTTTAGATGTAGATGGTAATGCAGATATAACAGGAAACATCACCATTTCAGGCACAGTTGATGGTAGAGATTTAGCATCAGACGGAACAAAACTAGACACAATAGAAACAAATGCAGATGTGACTGATGCAACAAATGTTGGTTCTGCTCTTACTAATTTTGCTACAGGCACAGATGCTGTAAGCACGGACTTAATTCCATATTATGATGAAAGCACTAGTTCTTGGGAAAAAGGAACAATTGCAGATGTTGCTTTGCAAGGTAACAAAGGTCAAAAAGGAGAAATTGGTGTAACAGGCTCTAAGGGAGAAAAAGGACAAAAAGGAGAAGCAGGAGACAAAGGTCAAAAAGGTGAAAAAGGTCAGAAAGGAGAAATCGGTGCCACAGGAAGTAAAGGTCAAAAAGGAGAAGTTGGAGACAAAGGACAGAAGGGAGAGGTAGGAGTTACAGGTAATGATGGCTCAGATGGTAGTGACGGAGCAAAAGGTCAAAAGGGAGAGATAGGAGCAACAGGAAGTAAAGGTCAGAAAGGAGAAATCGGAGTCACTGGTAGTAAGGGACAAAAAGGTGAAGTCGGTGTTACTGGTAGCACAGGAAGTGCAGGTGCAGACGGAAGTGACGGAGACAAAGGTCAGAAAGGTGAAGTAGGTGCAAGTGGCTCAAATGGTTCTGATGGTGCAGATGGAAGTAAAGGACAAAAAGGTGAGATAGGTGTAACTGGTAGCAAAGGACAGAAAGGAGAAACTGGTTCACAAGGCACAGCAGGTAACGATGGTTCTAAGGGACAGAAAGGTGAAGTTGGAGCAACAGGTAGCACTGGTAATGCAGGTAATGATGGAAGTGATGGTGCCAAAGGACAGAAAGGAGAAACTGGTTCAGCAGGTAGCAATGGTTCAGACGGAAGCGATGGTGCAAAAGGTCAAAAGGGTGAAGTTGGACAAAAAGGACAAGAGGGAAGTTTTGGTGGTGCAACATTTGATTACACCTTTAATACAAACACAGCAGATACAGACCCAACAGCAGGTAATTTAAAACTTAACAATGCAAACGCCACACTTGCAACTATTCTTTATATTGATGATGTAGATGATGATTCTACAGACATACAAAGTTATCTAAGAACTATTGACGATAGTGATTCAACAATTAAAGGTCACGCAAGAATATCTAACAAGTCAGATGCTAGTGATTTTGCTTTATATACAATCTCAGGAACTATTACAGAAGCTACTGGTTACTTTAAAGTGCCAATATCTTATGTATCAGGTTCAGCTTCTTCATTCAGTGCAAATGAAGATGTATTAATTACCTTTGCAAGAACTGGTGATAGTGGAGATAAAGGACAAAAAGGTGAAACAGGAAGTGCAGGAAGCAATGGTAGTGATGGCTCTAAAGGACAAAAGGGTGAAGTCGGTGCAAGTGGCAGTAACGGAACAAATGGTTCAAAAGGTCAAAAAGGTGAAGCAGGAACCAACGGAAGTAATGGTAGTGATGGAGCCAAAGGTCAAAAAGGTGAGGTAGGAAATACAGGTGGTGACGGCTCCAAAGGACAAAAGGGAGAAGTCGGTGCGACTGGTAATGATGGTTCAAACGGAAGTAAAGGTCAGAAGGGTGAAGTAGGTGCGACAGGAAGTGCAGGAAGTAATGGCTCTGATGGTGATAAAGGACAAAAGGGAGAGGTTGGTGCTTCAGGTAGCAACGGAACTAATGGAAGTGATGGTGCTAAGGGACAAAAAGGAGAAGTAGGCTCTACTGGTGGAACTGGTGATAAAGGTCAGAAAGGTGAAGTTGGTGCTTCAGGTAGCAACGGAACAAATGGTTCAAAAGGTCAGAAGGGAGAAACTGGTAGTGCAGGTTCTAATGGCTCTGATGGTGCTGATGGCTCTAAAGGACAAAAAGGAGAAGCAGGAACCAACGGAACAAATGGTTCAAAAGGTCAAAAAGGTGAAGCAGGAACTAATGGAACTAATGGAACTAATGGTGCTAAAGGTCAGAAGGGAGAAGCAGGAACCAACGGAACCAACGGAACTGATGGTGCCAAAGGACAGAAGGGTCAAGCAGGGACTAATGGAACTAATGGCTCTAATGGTACTGATGGTGATAAGGGACAGAAAGGTGAGGTAGGACAAAAAGGACAAAAAGGTCAAGCAGGAACCAACGGAACTAACGGAACTAACGGCACAGACGGAGATAAGGGACAAAAAGGTGAGGTCGGTGCAACAGGAACTGGTCAAAAAGGACAAAAGGGTGAGGTAGGAGCAACTGGAACTGGACAGAAGGGACAGAAGGGAGAAGTTGGTGCTACTGGAACAGGTCAGAAGGGACAGAAAGGTGAAGTGGGAGCCACAGGCACAGGTCAGAAAGGACAAAAAGGAGAGGTAGGTGCTACTGGAACAGGTGAAAAAGGTCAGAAAGGGCAAAAAGGAGAAACAGGGCAGAAAGGACAGAAAGGTGAAACTGGACAAAAAGGTCAAAAAGGTGAAACTGGTGCCGCAGGTGGATTTACTACTAACTCTAATGCCCAAGTCAATAGTTTAGGTGTTGGCACAGCAGGAAGTGGAACAGCAGGTGAAATTAGAGCAACTAACAACATAACAGCTTACTACTCAGACGCAAGATTAAAAGACTTTGAAGGACAAATACCTGATGCTCTTGACAAAGTTATTAAGCTAAATGGTTATTACTACACAGAAAATAAAATAGCTAAACAGCTTGGCTATGACAACGATTCAAGACAAGTTGGTGTATCTGCCCAAGAAGTGAGAGATATACTTCCTGAGGTCGTTACACAGGCTCCTATAGACGATAGATATTACACAGTCTATTACGATAAATTAGTTCCATTACTAATTGAAGCGATTAAGGAGTTGAACAAGAAGTTAGAGGATAAATAATGGCACTACAAACTTCAGGTGCAATATCTCTAAATGAAATTCATATTGAAGCAGGTGGTAGTTCAGGCACACAAGTTTCTATGAATGATACTGATGTAAGAGGTTTAATCGGTAAATCTTCAGCTACACAGATGTCTTTTGATGAATGGTATGGTGCTAGTTCTTCACAAGCATTTTCAACTATTAAAGCAGGATATTCTTTTTTCACTTTTACTGGTGGTAGAGGTTCAACTCAGTATGGTTTTAATGCTGGACTTGATGCTGATGGCTCTGCTCCTACTGGTTCACAATCTTATACAGACTCACTAGTAGTAGGAAGCACTACTCTTGGGACTTTAGCAAGAGCATCAGTTGATAGTGTAGCTTCAGGCAGACATGATTTATCCATACATATTACAGGGACAAATTCTAATTCAGGTTGGACTAATGTGACTTGCTCTAGAATTAGTAACAGTGCATCTACAACATTTTCAAGGACAGGAGATTTTAGTTACTCTTATGCTAGTGGTAAAAGACAATATTTGAGTGGTTATATATTTGATAGTAGTGGTGATTTAACAGCAGGTGGTACCTCATCAGGTAAACATTGTAAATTTTGGGGAGATGACACACCAAGTTACTCTAGCACAGGAACAGATAGCACTTTTACTGGTAAGATAGAGTTCTCATAATATGTACGATTCATTGACATTTACTACAAGAAACGATGATATGGAGCCTAACCATATTTGGGCGTGTTTCACATGGGAAGGTGTTTATTATGAAACAGGAGCAATACTAGATTCTGAAGGTGCTGTGAATAATGAATCTACTTTAAACAAGTGTAAAAATGTTTTACATATGTTTTTAACTAGACCAAACCCTTAAAATGGATATGCTTTACTACAAAGGTGGACATACTTGCAGAGTATTTGACTACGCCTTAGATGTTCATAGAACTATGGCATATCACGATTGGATAGAGTTAAATGTCAATGGCAAAGTTGTCTGTGAGTTAGGTGCAGGTTCAGGAATCATGGCATGGCTCTGTTTGAAGTATGGAGCAACAAAAGTCTACTGCTATGAAAACAATCCTGACACTTTATATCATTTAGAAGAATTATTTGCAGGTGATGATAGAGTAATAATTAAAAATGAAGATATAAGCACAGCAACATTTCCTACTGCTGATATCTATTTACATGAAAATATTGCATCAAATGTCTTTATGGAAAATATTTTAGGAATCTATGCAAACTTAAAAGCACAAGGATTGGATGATAAAACATATCCAAACAAAATAAAAATACAACATGGAACATATACAGGAACTTCTACAAACTATCCCTTTAGAGTTGAAAACTTTACTAATGCAAATGTATTAGAATTTTTTAATAAATTTAATATGAATGAAATAATTAGTGATGTATTTACTTATCTACAACATGACCTTAGTGCTATCAATATAAGTGCAACTGTTTTTGAAGGTAATCTAAAAGATTTAACAAGAATTACAGAAGAAGATACAAACAACGAATATATATTTTGGGAAGCGTCTTTTAATGGTAAATATAAATTTTCAAACTGGAAATACAAAACACATTGGAACATTATTAAAGCAGGTGATAATCACATGGCAATTCCTGAAGATGTAACCTACGATATTAGTTAGAATTCAACACCTCTTTCTTGTAAGATGTTTTTACAAATTTGTAAATGTTTTTGTATAACCTCAGGCTTCATCATGTCACCTTCGTAGTTTTCAAGAACTTCTATATATTTTTGTAAAAATTCTGAACTGTCTTCAGCAAGTTTTTGTTCAATAGGTTTTTCCATTTCTTTTTCAAACAAATCATGCATATAGTCTGAAACATCACTGTAAAGTTTTTTAAAGTATTTAGTTCTTGCAAACCAATGTTTTATATTTCTTTCTTCTAATTCAAGTTCTAAGAAATATAGTTCTGTTTCGTTTTCATCTATTCTTTCCATAGTTGTTCCATAAAGTTCTGATATGGAATCGTTATCTAAAGAAAAGATTTCTTCTTTTAGATTTTTATATTGCTCATATGACATATAGTCATAGTTAGATATTTTGTTTTTGATTTCTTGTAAGTTTCTCATTTTATATTTCCTGCTTTTTAGCGTTTATCAATTTATACAATCTATTATAAGCATTTTTAAATAAATGTAAACCTTTTTGGAATATTTATTTTAAAGACTATGTATTTGTATTTTTATTTGCTAGACTGTGTAAAGTTAATTCAGGAGAATTATGAAAACATTTATAGAAATTGGCAGTTGCGACTTTGATACAAATATCCCACTAATTGAGACAGGTAATTGGAAAGGCATAATGATTGAGCCTAGTCCACATTATTTTGAATCACTTTCAAAAATAGTTGAAACAATAAAACACAAAGAAAATCTTACATTAGATAATCATGTGATTAGCGATTATGAAGGCGATATTAAGTTTTTAACAAGTGTAACCAATAAAGCACTTTGGGTAAGAGGTTTATCAAGCGTGTCTGAAGATAACCACAAAGGCGAGAGACTATTTGATTTAAAAGACAATAAACAGTTTATTGACAAAGAGTTAAAACTTAAATGCACAACCTTAGATAAAATAATTGATAAATATGAAATAGATAAAATTGATTATCTAAAGATGGACGTAGAAGGACATGAGCTTAATATTATAGATTCATATTCTTGGTCAATCATGCCTGATGTCATAAAACTTGAACACACACATATTGATGACATATCAGTTAGAAGAATGTTAGAGCAAAAAGGTTATATAGTTTATACAGAGCATAGAGACATATACGCTATAAGATGAAAAAACTTGTAATAAGTTTGCTATCAAGACCTGATAGAAAGGTATCTTTCAATACAAATCAACTGCAAGATTTTAAATATCTTAGAGCATATGCACCAAGACACATACCAAAAAAAGAAATAGCAACGCAACCTGATTGGATTGACCCATTTAGAAAGAGAAAAATACTAGATAGCGAAGTTGCTTGTTTTTTATCACACAGAAAAGCATGGTTGAAATGTATTGAACTCAATGAGCCTGTAATCATTATGGAAGATGATGCAGTTATAAACGATAAATGGAATGAAGATTATTATGAAGAACTTATTAAAGAATACGATTTTGTTTACTTGCAAAGAAATGAAAACGAACCAAGTAAAGTAACAAATGTAAACGATAAAATAGAAATACCATACTATCCTTATAATTTGACTGCTTATGTTATAAAACCTAGCACTGCAAAAATATTAGCAGACAAAGCAATGTTGAAGAAAATAATTCCAGTTGATGAATATTTACCACAACTAATACAAAACCAAGCAATAAAATCTGTTGCATTAAAGCAAGACTCTTGCAATCAAATATCTAGAAACATATCTAAGAGTGATATCACAGAAGGTAAGATATATGTAGATTACAAAGTTCATCCTATAACAATAGGAACAGATAGAAAGAAGTGTGTAAAACTAAATACCAGTGCAACACTAAAAGGCATATCTGTGAAAAATTTAGGCACAAATGTAGAATGGGAAGGAACTGACATGACTGCTTATGGTGGTGGTCATAAAGTTAATCTTCTAAGAAAATATATAGACTCTCTGCCTGACAACGACATTATTTTATTTACTGATGCATATGATGTTTTTTATGCTGATGACTTAGACACAATAGTAGAAAGATATTTAGACTTTGATTGTAAAGTATTGTTTAGTGCAGAAGCAGTTTGTTGGCCGGATTCTAGTATAGCTTCAGATTTTCCTGAGTCTTATACTAAATATAGATACCTTAACAGTGGCACCTTTATTGGCAGAGTTGATGAACTCAAATTAATTATTGATAGTGGAATTGTTGATAACGATGGTGATGACCAACTCTTTTATCAAAAAGCATTTTTGACAAATAGATATAATATAAAACTTGATTATGAAGCCTATATATTCAATACGCATGATGTAGATGTAGTCAAAGATGGTTCTCAACTTTACAATCGTCATACAGAAACTTTTGGTTGTATTTATCATGGTAATGGTGGTGATGATGCAAAAGAAAAGTTTGATGAACTATATAACACTTTCTATCCACCACAAAAAGGTCTCTTTATACCTCATTACAATAAAATAGACTTTTTAACAGACGATATGCTTGTAGTTGATTTTATGACACAAGAGCAGTGCGAAAGAATGATAGAGATAGCTGATAAGCATGGTGGATGGGGTTCACTTACTTATGACAAGTTTCCTGCACAAGAAATTAGATTGACAGAATTAGGATTATACGAAGAACTAGAAAAACACTGGACAGAACACATTGTTCCAACAATAGAACAATACTGGAAACCTTTGCTTTCTTATGGACTTCGTGATGCTTTTGTTATGAGATATGCATTAGATACACAAGTCAATCTTAATTTACACCATGACGCTTCTCTTGTTACTGGTTCTGTAAAACTAAATGATGATTATGAAGGAGCAAGTCTAATTTTTCCAAGACAAGGTATTAATAATGATGATGTCCCAGTTGGCAAGTGCATATTATTTCCTGCAACTGTGACACATGGACATGAATGTTTACAGCTTAAAAAAGGTGAAAAGTATAGTTTTACTATATGGTCTAAAAGATTTCCACAAGACCAAATATAATGTATTATAAATACAAACAGGAGTTGCTATGAGTGAAGAAAAGGTATTAGCCTTCAATTATATTGACGACAAAGGAGATAAACAATCATTTCCTGTGTCTGATATGTCTGATTTACAAAAATCATTCTTTATTCGCTTATCAGAAAAGATAAAAGAAAAAAATAAACTAAAGCTAAAATTAGATGATACTTTAATTTTAGAGCAAATCTTTACAGAAAGATTGAAACAATCACTTGGAATTGATAATGGCGAGGACAAAACTTGAACAGCATGAAGAAATTTGTGCAATAAGATATGAAAATATAGAAAAACGCATGGAATCAGGTTCTAAGCGTTTCATTCGCATGGAACACATGATATGGGGATTGTATGCTCTAATAATTACATCTAGTATAGCAGGAGCATTTATCTAATGGCAGGATTCACAATAACCACAGAGCCAGTTCAAGAACCACTTTCATTACAAGAAGTTAAAGATTATTTAAGACTTGATGACAATATAGACGAAAGAATGCTTAGAGCATTAATTCAGACAGCAAGAGTATTTTGCGAAGAACATATTGGAAGAAAGTTAATGACACAGACCATAACACAATTTATAGATGGTTATGATGAAACAACTTCTCCATTATGGGAAGGAACTAGAACTGCACCTGATTTACCAATTTACAAAAACTTTATTGAGTTATCTTTTGCACCTTTGCAAAGTGTGACATCAGTAAAAACATTTGATGATAGTGATACAGCAACAACAATGGCTAGTTCTAAGTATTACGTTGATAGTGTTAGAGAATTACCAAGAATTGTATTAAGAAAAGGTGAAACATTCCCTACTGCATTAAGGGTTGCTAATGCTATTGAGATTATCTATGACGTAGGTTATTCAACAGCTTTTTCAATTCCTGAAGCAATAAAAGTTGGAATGTTGCAACATATAGCACATATGTATGAACACAGAGGTGATATGTATGAAGCAAAAAATCCTTATCCACCTATGTTGAAGTCACTTTATGCACCTTATGTAATACACAAAGGTTTAGGTGGTTCAACTTTAATGGCAATATAAAATGACTAGCATTGGTAGAATGCGTTACAGAGTAGCCTTGCAGTCGCCTACAAACACAAGAGACGCAGGTGGTGGCGTTTCACAATCATATAAGACTATCAATACTATTTGGGCAGATATCGTCCCACAGAACGGCTCAGAGACTTACAGACAGGGTAAAACCACAGAAAAGATTACTCATAAGATAACAATTAGAAAATTACCTAATGTAAATACTAGAAACAGGATTTCTTATGATAGTAGATTGTTTGCTATTAAGAATGTCATTAATTTAGATGAAAGAGGTAGATTTTTACAATTACTCTGTGAAGAAGGCGTTGCAATATGAGTAATATTAGCCTAAAAATAAAAAACTTAGATGCTTTCAATAAAAGATTAAATAAGAAACTAAAAGACAATAAAGTAAAGGCTATTGTAACAAGAGCATCATTACTAGTAGAAAAAGAAGCAAAAGAAAGTATATTAAAAGGTGGAACTGGTAGAACTTACGAAAAATACGAGCCAAGAAGAACTCATACAGCTTCAAGACCAAAACAACCACCTGCAAGTGACACTGGATTCTTAGTAAATAATATAGGTATCAAAGTTAAAAGCAGTCCTGACGGAACAGTTATTGGTCAAATAATATCTTCTGCACCATATTCTAAGCATTTAGAGTTTGGCACAACACAAATGACAGAAAGACCATTTATGCAACCTGCGTTACAAAAAAATAAAAGAAAAATCAAACAATTATTTGAAAAAGGCATAATCAAATGAGCATAGGTCAATTCGCACTACAGAGCATCATATATAGCACATTAAATGGAGATAGCACTATAACAGATACTTATAGTGCAGGTGTATATGATGAGCCTTTAGAAGGTGCTACATACCCTTTTGTAAGAATAGGTGAAGAAACAGCAGTTGATTACAGCACAAAAGATGTTGTAGGTGGTGAATACATCATAAACATTCATGTTTGGTCACAATACAAAGGTTCAAAAGAAACTAAACAAATAATGGACAGAATACATGATTTATTGCATGATAGTAGTTTAAGTGTTACTGGATTTAATTTAATAAATCTTAGATTTGATTTCAGTGATATAATGATAGACCCAGATGGGATAACAAGACATGGTGTTATGCGATTCCGTGCAATAATATTAGGAACTAACTAATTTTATAGGAGAAAAAAATGGCGGCACAAAAAGGAGCAAGTCTATTACTCAAAGTCGGTGATGGTGCATCACCTGAGTCTTTTACAACCATCGGTGGTCTAAGGTCTACTTCAATTACTTTAAATGACGAAGCAGTTGATGTAACAAATAAAGATTCAGCAGGTCAAAGAGAACTTTTAGCTGATGGTGGTATTCACACAATATCAATATCAGGTTCAGGTGTCTTTACAGATTCAGCATCAGAAACAACTTTGCGTGGTAAAATGGATGCATCAACTTTTACCAATTTTCAAGTAATCGTACCTGATTTTGGCACATACACAGGTGCTTTTATGGTTTCGTCTCTTGAATATGCAGGTGAGTTTAATGGCGAAGTAACTTATTCAGTAAGTTTAGAGTCTTCAGGCTCAATTACATTCGCAACTGTATAATCAGATGTCTTGGAAACAAGTAAAAGTTGAAGATGGTGTCATTGGAATGATGAAGGATAATATCCTGAATATTCCAATGATAGAACTTGATAAAACTATATCAATAAACAACAAGTCTTATAAAATAGCTTCATCAGAGATTGATGAAAGAGATAATAGACTAATTGTTAATCTTGCAATTGCAAGTCCAAAGAAAAAAGGAGAATCAGAAGATGACAAACAAGCTAAAGGGTGAAGTTGAGATAAATTTATCAGGTAAAGACTACAAATGTAGACTTACCATTGATGCAATCATGGGTATAGAACAAGCCTGTGGTTGTGGTATTTTAAAACTTGCACAAAAAATGGCTAACGCTGATATATTAATATCAGACATAATTAATATTTTGCTCCCTGCATTAAGAGGTGGTGGGAACGACTTTCAGCGTAAAGATGTAATGAAGATTGTGCAAAACGCAGGAATAGTAGCGTCAACAACTGCTGTAGCTACTCTACTAACAGAAACTTTAAGTGATTCAGAGGAAGCACAAGAGGGAAAGCAAGTAGAGGGAGCATAGATTGTGATAACCTGCCTGTCGCAAGATTCTTCTCAATCTGTGTGGGCATGATGGGAATGTCTCCTAACAATTTTTGGCAATGTTCTCCACAAGAAATCTACTTATCTATAAGTGGTTTTAAAGAATTTCATGGTGTAGATAAAAACCAACCAATGACAAGAAATGAACTCAACGAGTTAATGGAGTTATATCCTGATGGCTAGACCTATTGATGAATTAATTGTTGAGATTAAAGCTGACACAAGAGACTTACAAAAACAGTTAAATCAAATAAATGGAAAATTAAAAGCTACTGGTGCCGCAGGTGGTGCGGCTTTTGGTGCTTTAGGTGGAGCAACAGCAGGTCTTAAAGGTAGCATGGGCAAACTTGCAGGTGCGGCAGGTATAGGTGCTGTTCTTCTTGCAATTGGAAAACTAGGAACATTCTCTGCAAGAGCAGGTATGGAATTTGAAGATTTAAAAGATTCTTTAGATACTGTTTTTGGTTCTATTGAAGCAGGTGACAAACAATTTAAAAGAATATTAAACTTTGCACAAACCACGCCATTTCAAATTGATACAGTAACAAAAGCATTCATATCATTAGGCTCTGTTGGTATTGAGCCAACTGCACGAATGATGCAAGTTTTTGCAGATACAGCTTCAGTTGCTGTAGACCAAAGAGGTGCTTTTGAAGCTCTTATAAGAGTTGTTCAAAGAGCAGAAGCAGGTGCATTAGGACTACAAGAATTAAATATGTTAGCCGATAGAGGTATAGATGTATTTAAAGGTTTAAAAGACGAATTAGGTTTATCTAGATTAGAACTGACTGATTTTGGTCAAACAGCAGGTGGTGCAAAAATCATCGTTGAATCACTTGTTAATGTCTTAGAAAGACAATTTGGTGGTGCAATGGTAAATAAAATGGATAATTTATCTGTTGCAATATCTAACATGGAAATTGCTTTCAAATCATTAGGAAATGAAATATTTGAAGCAGGAGTTGCTGATTTCTTTAAATTTTTTGTAGACAAAGCCGCAACTGCCGCTAATGCTGTAGCTGTAAGTTTAGCCGCAATTAGAGGTGAAGGTTTAGGTATTACATTAGAAGCTCCAACTCTTACTGGTGGTATGAGCTTTGACCAAATGCAAACCACAAGAGCAAATTCTGCAAAAAATAATATAAATGCTATTGATAATGAATTAGCAAAATACAGAATTACACAAGATGGTGTAAATGATATACAAGAAAAATTCTCATTAGCATTAGCAAAAACTGGAAGCGATGTTGTTACCTTTAGTGGTAAGTTTCAGTTAGCAAAAAATTTATTAGCTGAATTTGGAGTTACAGAAAGTGAAGCACAGCAAATAGTAGCAAACTTAATTGAAGAAAGAAAAAATCAAGTTGAAGCTCTTAAACAAGCTACACAGTCGCAAACTCAATTAAATGATGCACAAAAAGAAGAAATGCTGACAGCAGGTAAATTAGTTAGAGCTTTTGGTCTATTAGAAAAACATTTAGAAGATGTTAGAGGTGATACAGATTTACTAAATTTTGCACAAACAAATTTAGGAAAAATATTTCAAGATAATAAGCAAAGGTTATCAGAATTGGGTATTACGAGTGAAGAACAGCTTTTACCAGTTTTAGATGCATTAAGAGAAAAATCTGAGGGTTTAGGTAATACTTTTGCAGAAATATTTGAACCTGCGATACAACAAATTTCAATGTCTATGACCTCTGATTTTGTAAATGCTTTAATGGAAGGTGAAGATGCTTTAGATAGTTTTGATAAATTCGCTAAAAGTATGGTTGCACAAATTATTACTACATTCTTACAGTTAGCTGTTGTTAATCAAATATTAAATAATATTTTTGGTCTTAATCTACCTACAAAAACTTTAGGTGAAATTTTCGGTAGAGCAGGTGGTGGTAAAATACAAAAAGGCACACCCACAATTGTTGGAGAAAGAGGTGCAGAAATATTTGTTCCTGATTCAGGTGGAACTATAATGAATAATATGAATAGTAAAAATGCTATGGGTGGAACCCCAATAATTGTAAATCAATCAGTAAACTTTGCTACTGGGGTTGTGCCAACAGTAAGAGCAGAGATTTCAAAAATGATGCCACAGATTGCACAAGTAACAAAAGGTGCAGTAGCTGAAGCTAGTGTAAGAGGTGGTTCATATAGGAGATTACTACAAGGTGGCTAAAACAATCACAATGCCTACTTCGCCAAACTTTGTTCAAAGCAGATTTAGTTTGATAAGAACAGTAGGTCAAACTATATCTCCATATACAGGCAAACAGAAAACACAAGAATTTGATGGTGTTTATTGGACAGCAGAAGTGACTCTGCCACCAATGAAAAGAACACAAGCTGTAGAATGGCAATCGTTTTTAACTGAATTAAATGGGACTGTAAACAATTTTAAATTTAGTGACCCTGATGCACTTACTCATAGAGGGACTTTTTCAGAATATGGTTTTAAATTAGAAAACAGAGCTAATGAATCAAATGCAACTTTATCGTTTACAGCTTCAACAAACACTATAGCAGGAGCAAGTAATACGACATATTTTAATAATGTTTTGGTTGGTGATTTTATAGTGGTCACAGGTGCAACAAATGAAGAAAACAATGGAACGCATAAGGTAGTCACTAAAAGTAATGCATACACGATTACAGTTGACCCTATGGCACATAATTCTTTAGTTGATGAAAGTAATGTATCTAGTTGCACGATAAAATGTAATGTTAAAGGTGCTACTGGTCTAACAATGATTGCTAATGCAAATTCACACAGTGGCACAGTATTAAAAGGTTCATATTTAGCAGTAAGTGATTCATCAACTGTAGACGCAACTGGATACACACCAGTTCAATATATATTTGCAACCCAAGATATCACAGAAACTGATAATGGTGGTTCAGCAAAAAATCAATATGCTATAAAAATAGAGCCAAAACTAAGAGCAACAGCATCAGCAACCACAAATGTTTATGTAAATCCTGCAAAAGGTAAATTTAGACTTTTATCTAATGAGGTTGATTGGTCAGCAGATAATATTTCTAATTTTGGTATAACTTTTGCCTGTATTGAGGTTGTTTAATGGCAACACGACAGGGTATAGACTCTAATTTAACTAACAGACTCGGTGCAGACCACCAAATTCTTTTTATTGCTGTAAAAGCAGAGTTTGATAGTGGCACACTTAGATTTTGGACAGGAGATAGTGATATAACTTTGGATTCTGAAAACTATGTTGGTGCAGGAACATTATTAAATGTTAGTAATATTACTGAAGACACAGAATTAAAATCAGATGGCACAGTTGTAACCTTATCAGGCATGAACTCTGATGTAATCAATATGGCTCTTACAGAAAATTATCAAAACAGACCTATCACAATATTTTTAGGATATATGATGGGTGGCACAGATGTTTCAGCAGGTGAACTTACTTTGTTCAAAGGTAGAATGGTAAATTTATCAATTGAAGATGACCCAAACGGAGCTACTGTTTTTGTGTCTTGTGAAAATAGATTGGTAGATTTAGAAAGACCTTCAAATTTAAGATATACCAAAGAGACTCAAAACTTTTTATATCCTAGCGATGTGGGATTAGATAGAGTCCAATCTTTACAAGACAAAGAAATTAGATGGGGTGCTGTGACTTCAGGCACAAGTTCAGGTGGTAGTGGTGGTGGCTCTACTGGTGGCACAACGCGATATGTTAGAGGAACAGAAGCATGAAGAAGTTGCCACATTGGGAAATCAAATACAATGAATTTGTATATGACAATAGGCATAAACCTTTTGAATGGGGTGTATGGGATTGTTGTAAATTCTCAAATGCTCTTATTAAAGCAATGACTAATAAAGATTTAATACCCAAAACTTTGAAATGGAAGGATGAACAAACAGCTAAAAAATCAATAAAAGATTATGGTGGAACTCTTTTAAAAAGCATTATTAAAGTATGCAAAGCTAATAAAATTAAAGAAATTGATAAAAATTTTATGACTAAAGGAGATTTGGTTGTTTATATGCAAGAATCAGAACTTGTAGGAATCTGTGATGGTAGTGGTATTTTAGGTGTCAAAGAAAATGGTATTGAATTAGTCCAAAATCAAAAAGTATTGAAAGTATGGAGAATAGAGCAATAAATGTCTAAGGTAGAAGATGCGGCAAAAGCCTTTGTAGGCACTTTATTGGTTGTAACTGGTTTAGCACTTGGTTTAACTGCATTAGGTGTTGGGTCAGGCATTGCAACAGCTTCTGTTATGGGAACGACACTATTTGGCGTATCTGCAATGACATTAGCTACTGCATCAGGATTGACGACTTTGTTAGCAGGATTATATACACAAAGTTTTGATAATATTTCCAATAATTTTGGCACAAGAACAACCACAAGGTCTCCTACAGCACCAAGACAGATTATCTATGGTGTCACAAGAGTAGGTGGCACAATCCTACATATGCAGACAACAGGCACTGATAATTATTTATTACACATGGTTGTAGCAATAGCAGGACACGAAATAACAGGTATAAATTCTGTAAGAATTGGTGAAACAAATGTAACTACAACCACAAGCACTATTAATGGTGAAACTGTTTATACAGTCACTAATAGTAAATACACAAATACTGAAAACGAAAATAATTTTGGTAGTGGTAGATTGATTCGTTATACGATTGAAGATGGTAGTCAAACCACTGCTAATGGATTTTTAGATGCTCAATTATCAAGCATGACATCAAATCATAAGTTTCAAGGTATTGCATATGTTTATATTCAAATGGTTGCTGACTCAGAAAAGTTTTCAAGTATTCCTGCAATATCTTTTGTTGTTGAAGGTAAAAATGTTTATGACCCAAGAACTTCAGCAATGGCTACAACTACTGCACAAAGACAAAATCCTGCTTTAATTATTAGAGATTATTTAACAGATACAACTTATGGTTTAAAAGCTACTTCTGACGAAATAAACGATACAACAAATGCAGGTGGGTTTTCTGCTTGTGCAAATTTATGTGACCAAACAATTTCTGATGAAGCAAATGGTGCAAGATACACAGTTAATGGTTTTATAGATGCTTCTACAAATGGCTCTGATGCTATTACAGGTTTTCTCTCTGCTATGGCAGGTAAAATGACTTATGTAAATGGTAAATTTAATGTTTTTGGTGGTGCTTCACAAACACCTAGCTTAACCATTACTGATGATGATTTATTAGCAAAAGTAAGAGTGACAACAGGAAGTCCATCAGGCAATCTAGCAAATACCATAAAAGCCGTGTATGTTGATTCAAATAATAATTACACAGCAATTGATAGTCCAGTTTATCAAGATTCAACATTTTTAGGCGAAGATACTCCTTCAGGAGAATCTAATGCTAACTATGTAAAAGAAACAGAAGTGCAGTTGCCATTCACTACAACATCAAAAATGGCACAAAGACTTGCAAGAATAAATCTTAAATCACAAAGACAAGCACAAACTTTAGAAGTTATGACAAGTTTGCAGTTTATGCGATTACAACCTAGTGATTGGGTATATTTAACAAATGAAAGACTTAGCTATTCATCAAAAGTCTTTGAAGTCGTAGCAACAAATTTAGAAGTTATTAATACAGAAGGTGGACAACCAATATTAGCTACAAAACTTGCATTGAAAGAAACTGATTCAGGAGTATTTGATTTTGTTACTAATGATTATACTGATGACCAAAGCGAAGGTAGCGTAATAGATAGTGGTGATGGTTCTATTACAACACCTACAAGCCTATCTTTAGCACAAAGTATTGAAAAAGATGGACAAGAATTAAGAGTAAATGTGATTGCTTCATGGACTAATAATACAAATGCAATTATCGTAGGCACTGAAGTAGCATATAAATTATCAACAGATACTAATTTTAGTGGCGTTACTGTTGGTAGAGGAACAGCTAATGCAACAATTCCTAATTTAGCTATTGGTAAAACTTATAATGTAAAAGTTAGACATATATCTTCAACAGGTGCAGTCAGTAGTTATACAAGTGTTGTCAATATTACAATTTCATCATTAACTGATGCACCAAGTGACCCAAGCAATTTTGCAGTTAGTAGTGAGACTGCTTTAGGTTTTACTCTAAGTTGGACAAACCCAAACAATGCAGATTTAAGTTATATTGAAGTTCATAGAAGAACAGTCAATACAACACCAACTGACACATCAACTATAGTAACAATAAGAGGTGCAGTTGCTAATACTAATTTGTACGTATCACAAACAGTCAGAAATGGTCTTACAATTGGCACAACTTATTATTATTGGATAAGAGCAGTAAATACTTCAGGTGTTAAAAGTAATTTTGTAGGTAGTGTTAATGGAACTATTACTAGATTAGAAGATGACAAGATTGGTGATGTGGGTGCAACTAAAATTACTGGAACTTTAATAGATAGTCAAATAGACGGAATAGGTGCAAATAAAATTACTGGAACTCTTGCAGACAGTCAATTAGATGCAATAAGTGCCACTAAAATAACAGGAACTATCGTAGATAGTCAATTAGATGCAATAAGTGCTACAAAAGTTTCAGGAACTCTTGCAGACAGTCAATTAGATGCAATAAGTGCTTCTAAGGTCACAGGGACTTTAGCTGATAACCAACTTGCAGGTATTAGTGCAACAAAAATAACAGGTACTTTAGTTGACAGTCAATTAGATGAAATTAGTGCTTCTAAAGTTACAGGTACTTTAGCTGATAGCCAACTTGCAGGTATTAGTGCAACTAAAGTGACTGGAACTCTTGCAGACAGTCAGTTGGCAGGAATAAGTGCAACTAAAGTAACTGGAACACTTGCAGACAGTCAGTTGGCAGGAATAAGTGCAAGTAAAGTTACAGGACAATTAGCTGATACACAGTTAGCTGAAATTAGTGCTGACAAGGTTACAGGTAGCGTTGGTGACTTAGATGCTACATTAATTAAATTAGATGGCACACAATTAAGTGCTTCATCTAGTGGTATAAGAGTTTCTAATAATTCACTAGATATTGCACAGGTTGCAACAACAAACTCTATTGGTGTAATCCTTGCTGATGAAGGTAGTCATACTATGTCAAATACAGCTACTTCAGGTGGTAGTACTTCATTTCATATACCTGAAAGAGTATCAACACCCTTAACATTAACAATTCCACAAACAGCAACAGCAGAATCAAAAGATTTTTTAATTAGAATGTTTGTAAATCCAATAGGTAGTGCTGTTTCAAACACAGCAATAAATGTTCAAGTAGGATATGCAACAGCAAGTAATATTACATCATTTAATGCTAGTCCTTTTTACAGTGGTGGTTCAATAGATACAACTTTTGCTAGTTCATATGCTAATGGTGCTTTTGCAGAAGCACTTGGTATTGCACATAAATTTAGTATCACCACTAGCACAAGTGGTTCAACTACAGTTTATATATATGGTTTTGCAGGATTATTCGGTATATCTAGTCCGGGAGTTTCATATGTGTTGTCGTGTGAGGGTTTATTCAGATGATTGATGTTAGTATTTATTTAGTTTCAACTGGACAGATTATTTCTAATAGAAATGTGCAAAGTCTTGATGATTTATCAATACTTGATTCTTCATTAGGATATGTTGAAGGTAAATACTCAAGATTAACAAAAAAATGGAATGGAAGTGCAGTCGTTGATTATTCTCCACCATATGTTTCAGGCACAAATACTATTAAAGTAAGAGCAGAGAGAAACAGGCTTTTGGAACAATCTGATTGGACACAAGTGCCTGATAGTCCTTTGACAGATTCTAAAAAAACAGAATGGGCAACATACAGACAGTCATTAAGAGACATGATGGCTACATATACAGATAGTGAAGCAAACACAGTAGAGAACACAACATTCCCTACTAAACCTAGTTAGGAGATTGTATGGACGATTTTGTAAAGTTAGTTACTGAGTTGGGATTTCCAATAGCCGCAACTATTGGACTTGGATATTTTTTGTGGAAACTTATCAATAGAATTATTGATGGCATGGAAACAAAGGTAGATACACTTGATGAAAAATTAGGTGCTTCTATAGATAATCTTGAACAAAGACTTGGTGGTAAACTTGACGCACAACATGGTATTTTGGTAGCCTTGATAGACAGAATAAGAAGTCTTGATAATGAAATCATTAGACAAGACACTATGATTAAAACAATTTTGGGTGTTCCACAATTGATAAATCAAGACAAAATAGCGAAAGCAGATAGAGATGACCAAAGAAAAGATTAAGAAAAAAAGAGGTAGACCTAGTAAAGCTGAAATAGAAGCAAAGACTCAACGCGAAAAAGAAAAAGATATAATCATCAAAACTTTAGCATGGTTAGGCATCCTAATGTTTACTGGTGTTTTTATACAAAATGCTTTTGCAGACCAAATTGTTCATAAATTTAAAAATCCTTCATTTAGTGGTGTAAATACGTCTTCACATTGGTTGACGATAGAAAATCAAGAGTTTAATCGTAAATTAAGCATCAAAGAAGAACTTAAAATGATACAAGACCAAATAGAAAGAGACAAAGAAAATACAACACTTGCAAGATTTATTAGAAACTTAGAATCAAGAATTTATGCACAATTATCAAGACAATTGGTAGAAAACTTATTTGGTGAAAATGCAAATACAAGTGGGACAATAGAATTAGAAGGCAATACAATAACATATACAACAGACGGAACTACAATAACTTTAACAATTACTGACCCTGATGGAAATATTACCGAGATATCTTTGCCTATCGGCTCTTTTACTTTCTAGTTGTGCAATCAATACTGTATTAGAAGATACATACAACGAAAGATTCCCAAGCAAAGGTCTAACTAAAACATCTATTTTTGATTTACAAAATCAAGAGTTATTAAACATACCTGCTCCAAGTAGAAAGCCAGTTGTTGCAGTATATCCAACTGCATTTACAGACCAAACAGGACAAAGAAAAAGCAACAGCGAATTTGCATTATTCTCTAGTGCATTAACACAACAACCAAGTGCTTTTTTGATAAGAGCATTAAAACACGCAAGTAATGGTAATTTTTTTATAGTAGTAGAAAGAGTTGGATTAGATAATCTTACAAAAGAAAGACAAATAATACGTTCTACAAGGCAAGAACATAAAGAAGACAAGAAAGTAAAACCCCTGCTCTTTGCAGGTCTATTGCTTGAAGGTGCTGTTGTGTCGTATGATAGTAATACTGCAACAGGTGGTGCAGGTGCTAGATGGCTTGGAATAGGTAACAGTATGCAATATAGAGAAGATGCAATTACTGTTTCTTTAAGGCTAGTATCAGTATCAACTGGAGAAATTTTGGTTGAAGTTTTATCACAGAAAACCATATTTTCTTATGCACAGTCGCAAGATGTGTTTAAGTTCATAGAAATGGATACTGAATTAGTTGAAGTGGAGATTGGTGCTTCACGCAACGAAAGTCCAAGCATTGCATTGATGAAAGCCATTGAAGGTGCTGTGCTTGAACTCATAAACATTGGATATGAACGAGGTTATTGGAAACATGAAACATTTGAAATTACAAATCCTACTTGTATTGATGATGACTGTAGTAGTCTTAGAGGTTAATACTGCTGATAATGAAATCTACGTTGACCAAAGTGGTAATAATGCAAACATTGATTTAGAACAACTTGGTAATTCTAATATTATTGGTGGTCTAAACAGCATTGCAGGTACTCTCACAGCACTTGACCTTGATGGTATAAATCTTACTTTAGACATAAATCAAATAGGTAATTCTAATAAATTTCTAGGAGATATTCTTGGAGATTCTATTACTGGATTTTTTGAATTTGATGGAGATAGTAATACATTTACCATACAAGGAGACCCAACTGATACATATGGTATTGATTCATCAGACTTTAATGTAGATGTTACTGGTGACAGTAATACATTCACATTAGATGTTGGAACTTCTGCATTAGCAGGAACTTTAGACTTAGATTGGATTATCACAGGTAGTAGCAATACATTTGATTTTGATATCAATTATGATGGTGCAACTAATGATGTTGATGTTGATGGAGATAGCAATACAGTAAACTTTACAGGAAGTGGATATGCAGACGGATATTTCAAACTTGACCAAACAGGTGATAGTAGAACATTTAACATCAATCAATTATCAACTTTGGTTTCTGACTGGTTGGAAGTTAATAGCACTGGTTCTAATGGCACTGTGTGTATCACACAGAACGATGGCGGAACAAGCACAAGTTGCTGATATTGGAGATATATCTGAATTAACAGGCTACGCTACAGTATTAAGAGATAAGCCATTTGATGCTAAATTAGATTTTGGTATTCAAACAAATGATGAAGCCGTTACCACAAATGGCAGGATGGCTATAACTTTTCTTGATGATTCAACAGTAAAACTTACTGAACATTCACAATTGTTGATTGATGAATATATATATGACCCTGACCCAAGTAAATCTAAAATGGCTCTTACTTTTGGATTGGGAACTGCACGATTTATTACAGGCAATCTTAATAGAATAGATAAACAAAACATAAAGCTAAAAACACCAACTGCAAACATAGCAATTCGTGGAACAGATTTTACTGCTACTGTTGATGAATTAGGCAGGTCTTTAATTATATTGCTACCTGATAAATATGGTGTATCAAGTGGTGAGATTGAAGTCATAACTGCTACTGGTAGCGTTTTATTAAATAAACCTTATGAAGCAACTACTGTTTCTGTCTTTGAGAATGCACCAAGCAAACCAGTCATATTAGATTTAGATTTAGACATAATTGATAATATTTTAATAGTCACTCCACCTGAAAGAATAGAACAAGAAGAAGAAGCTGTTTACTCTAGCAGTGGTGATAGTATTCTAGATTTTAATGATTTAGATATAGATTATCTTGCTGAAGACTTTTTAGATTCTTCAGAAACTTTAGAATTTACAGAATTAGATATAAATTATTTAGATGTAAACTTTCTAGAAGATTTACTAGATGTTATTGATGCACTTGAAATAGACAAAGAAGAAGACCAACTTAAACAGGATGGTGTAGCACTTAATATTGCAGGAACAACCTTTGGACAAGATATAGAAACACAGATAACTACTTTTTTAACTGGTCAAACTCTTAGCATGATAAGGTCAGTTAATGACTATGCAAGAATAGATATTGATTCAGGCAACTCTTATACAATCATTTTTATACAAGATGGTGTTTCAAGAGTTGTAACTGTCAATGGTGGTAGCAGTAATACAATCAAAATTACACAAAGTAATTAATGTGCTATCATTTTTTTGATGAAAAGACTTTTATTACCGATAATTATATTATTATCACTCCCACTTATATTTCAAAGCACACCAACAGAAATATTAAAACTTAAAACTTTTGATACCTTTGTAAAAAAATATGAGCCATCAGGTAACTTTGTAATTTTAAATATTACAGAAGAAGATGTAGAAAACGAAGGTGGTTATCCTTTCCCAAGAAGAAGATTAGCAGAAATACAAGTAGATTTAATTAATGAAGGTGCTATTGGCGTTGGTTGGGTTATGTCTTTTCCACAAGCAGACAGAATGGGTGGTGATGAAGTTTTTGCTACGACATTAGGCTACATACCTTCAGTAATAGCCATGTTTGAAGATGGCAATAATAATTACCCAAAACCTACAGGAACTGTTGTCAAAGGAGACCATGTTGATGGTATAGTATCTAAGGGAGTCAAGGAAAACCTGAACACCTTATCAAATAAAACATTGCAGGGTTTAGCCATTGCTCCCACTGAAGTTGACCAACTTGTTAGAAGAATCCCATTACTTGTAAGCACTCCTGATAAAAACTGGATTCCTTCTTTTGGCACACAAATATACAAAGCACTTTTTGATGTTAGAACTTATATTATAAAAACTAATGATAATGGTATAGAAGAAATATCAATCAGAGGAATACCACCAGTAAAAACAGACAGTCTTGGTCGCAAATGGATAAGTTGGATTGATACACCACAAACCACCTTACAAGAAATGGATGTTGCAGGTAAATTTGTATTTATTGGTGTCACAGCTAATGGTGTAATGCCACAATTAGCCACACCAGTTGGATTAATAGAACCACATAAAATACAAACTGCATTAGCAGAATCAATTTTGATACAAGACAGTCCTTACATCCCTGACTGGGCATTAGCTGTAGAAATGTTAATTTTTATCTTAACAGTGACTGTAATATGGCTTCTATTAAACGTTTTGGGTATCACATGGGGTTTGGTATTAGCTCTAACAATAATGTTGTCAACAGCTTATACAGGATTTGCACTTATAAATAAGGGTATTTTAATTGATGTGACATGGACACTAATATCTCAGTTTGTTACTGGGTCAATAGCGTTTTATCTTAGATTTAGAGAACAATGGAAACTAAGAGTTCAAATTAAAGGACAATTTGGCACATATATTTCGCCTGATATGGTAGATATGATTGTAAAAGACCCAACTTTGATGAAATTAGGTGGCGATAGAAAAGAAATGACTTTTATGTTTGCAGATATTGTAGGTTTTACACCAATATCAGAAGCATATATGAAAAAAGATGACCCTGAAGGTTTAGTAGAGCTTATAAATTTATTTTTAGACAAAATGACCAAAACAATTTTAAAAAATGGTGGAACGATTGATAAATATATGGGTGATTGCATCATGGCTTTTTGGAACGCACCTTTACCTTGCGAAAATCATGCAGAAATGGGTGTAAAAACAGCAATTGAAATAGAATTGTTGACAGAAGAACTTAACGCAAAACTTAAAGAAGAAGGATATGACTTACCACCAGTTGTGATTGGCACTGGTATCAATACTGGAACTTGTATAGTTGGTAATATGGGTTCTGAGCTTAGATTTGATTATTCAGTAGTAGGCGATGCAGTTAATCTTGGTGCAAGACTAGAAGTTCAGACAAGAACTTATGATACGCCTATATTAATATCTCAATATACCTTTGAACAAGCAGATATGCCTTGCAAACGTATAGATGAAATAAAAGTCAAAGGTAAAGAAGAACCAGTAGTAATTTATGCACCATATGTAAAACAAGAAGTAAGAAGTTTGTATAAAAAGTAATTCCAATATAGAATTATTTTATGGGTTTTAAATTATCAATTATATTAGGTGGTATTTTGCTTGTAACAGTATCAGGTTCTGCATGGTATATAGATAGACTACAAGACAATATATCTACCTTGAAAGCAAATCAGATGACATTAGAAAAATCTATTGCTGAACAAAACGAATCAATAAAAAAACATTTAGCAAAACAACAACAAACACAAGAGCAACTACAAGTTCTTACACAAAAAAATCAAGAAGCACAGAGAGAAGTGCAAAATTTAAGAAATACTTTTGCAAAGCACGATTTAGATGCTTTAGCAATTGCTAAACCAAAACTAATAGAAAATATAATTAATAAAGCATCCAAAAAAGTTAATAAAGAATTAGTTGAATTAACTAATCCAAACCAATTTGACGAAACACTGGGTGATGTAAATTGAAAATTATTAATACAATGTTTGCAGTGCTGATTATCAGCAGTTGTTCAATAATTCCTACATCACCTAGACCTGTTGAAGTCGTAACAGTCGCAGAGTCTATTCCTATGTATCATCCACCTTTACCCCTAGAGGTGCAACTAAATGATGTAAGTTGGGAAGTCTTAACCCCTCTACTAATGCAAGAATACCTAGCTGAATTGGAAAAAGGCTCTGCACCTCAATCAGCATATTATTCTTTGACCTCTAAGGAATATGAAAAGCTATCTATGAATTTAGCAGAAATCAAAAGATATTTAAGAGATACGTTATCTATTGTTGAGTATTATAGAGAATATGACAAAGAAGAAGAAAAGTCGCAAGATGATAAATAATTTGTTAGTATTTAAACTTCATTCATAACAAAGGAGAAAATTATGTTTGGATTTATCGGAGAATGGATTGGTATTATTACAGGTATTGTATGTGGAGCATCAATCATCTGTGCTTTAACACCAACTCCAAAAGATGACGCTATGATAGGCAAACTATACAAAGCTATAGAATTATTAGCTTTAAATATAGGAAAAGCTAAACAGAAATAGCAATGTCTGAATCAGTCACGCCATTTGTATACAACGCTATACTAGAGAGGGTAATAGATGGAGACACCATAGACGTGACTCTAGATTTAGGCTTTGATGTCAAATTACATAAGCAAAGAGTTAGATTAGCAGGTATTGATACACCTGAATCACGCACAAGAAATTTACAAGAAAAAGCACTTGGCTTAAAAGCAAAAGATAGATTAATAGAACTTTGTAATGGTTCATTTAAGGTGCAATCATTAGGCAAAGGTAAATATGGAAGGATATTAGGAATACCTTATGATGAAAATAATAAAAGCATTTGTCAGATTCTTATTAAAGAAGGACACGCAGTTGAATACTGGGGTGGCACAAAAAAAGCAAAAGTCCGAGAGGACGGAACTTGGGGAGAATAATATGAAAATATCACAAGAAGGATTAGCACTAATAAAGAAATTTGAAGGTTGCAAATTAGACTCATATAAATGTTCAGCAGGTGTTTGGACTATTGGTTATGGTTCTACTAAAGGCATTGAAGAAGGAATGTCTATTACACAAGAGGAAGCAGAAGAATTATTAATAAAAGATATTGCAGTATTTGAAGAAGAAATAGAAAAAGCTGTAATTGTTCCATTAACGCAACATCAATTTGATGCACTTGTTTCTTGGACTTTTAATTTAGGTGGTGCAAATCTTAATGCATCAACTATGCTTAAAGTTTTAAATAAATGTGAATACGAAGAAGTCCCTTCACAAATGAAAAGATGGAACAAAGCAGGTGGCAAAGTTCTACAAGGATTAATTAGAAGAAGAAATGCAGAAGCACTGTTGTTTGCAGGACAAGATTGGAGTGATGTATAAATGGCAAATATTATAGAAGAAACTAAAGAAACACCTTTAATTGTAAAATTATTAAAACAAGCAATTGATGAAGATAATCTTACAGACGAAGAAACTTTTGTAGCACACGAACTATACGAAGACTTAAAATAAAAAATGGCTCTAAGCAAAATACAAACAAAAAGACTAGGCAGTATATTATCAATTATGTTTAATGAAGAACTGCCTAATGATTTGTATGATAAATTAATCAATGAAGGTTTTGTAAAATTATCTGACAAAGGCTACATATTGACTGAAAAAGGTATTTCAGAAAAAAATAGATTATGCACTTTAGCAGGTCTTAAAATTCAATATTCTAGTGAGAAACGAGCAACAGGCTAGATATCGTTTAAAAATTTTCTTAATTTTGTAGAACTAAAATTATGTTTTCTGCTGTTGTAATGAATATCAATATTACGTTCTTCACAAATATATTTACCAGTAAAATATTTGTCACGATATTCTTCACCTATAATTCTTATATCAATTGCTAAAGTTTTAAATATTGTTTCTAAGTCTTTTTCTGTTTCATACAAAATAATTTCATCAACATATTTGACAGCAGATAGCTGTATTTGTCTTTCTACTATTGATTGTATGGGTGCTTCTTTATTATCAAACTCTGTGCTTGGATTTATTTGTAAAGCACAGATTAAATAATCACAGACAGACTTTGCTTCTTGTAACATGACAACATGACCTGCATGAAGAAGGTCAAATGCACTACAAGTGATTCCTACTTTCAATTGATGTAAATTTTATCTTCTAACTTTTTGTATCCATATTGCTTGTGAAATACTAATTCTGCTTCATCTTCTTCAAGTAAAGGTTCTTGATACATTTCCCTTTCTATGCAGTTAGCAACCCACCATCTAGTAAAATTAACTTCATATGGTGCTTTATCATCATATACAAAATCATTCATTTGTTTCTCCCCTTTTCATTTAAAATTTCACTTAATCTAAGTAATAATTCTTTATGTTGTTCATAATTTAGCACTGAATCCTCATGCATTTCAACTATACTTTTGTGAACTTCAATTGCCATCTTATGTATTTCTTTATCATTGCTTGATTCTTTTTTTCTATAATCGTCTAAATTAACTACTTTGCTCATCTTTATCCCTCATCATATCGTTGTGCATATTCAACCAGTCAATATCAACTTCATCTTTTCTGTTATCAAAGTAATATAAAATTAATGCAACAGTGTTTCTCCACATAGTGTCAATAAAGTTATCTATTTTTTTTAAAATCTGTTTTATAACTTCCATTATAAACTCCTATAATCATTAACTTGTTCTTCTTCTTTCAGCTTTATATATGCGTGTAGGACACTCTCAGGTGTCTCACCTAGCGTTTTATTAAAAAGTCTACGCCTTTCTATAATGTTGATTAACTCGTTCTTAGAACGCATATATTCCCATACTTCCATTTCGCCTAGTTCCTCATTAAGTTCTTGTATTTGTTCTTTACAATAAAACATTATTTACCCCTGTAATTGTTTCTTAGCTACTCTATGTGAGTCAGCACTGATTATTTTTGTTTGAAAACCTTGTTTTCTAAATTTAATTGATTGGTCGTCAATAAGACCATATTCATTTGAACGCATCCTTTCAAACCAGTCATTGACTCCTACAGATGGATTCTTTACATATAAGTAAAAAGTTTTAAGATTTTTATTGCCAACTATTTTCATTATGATACCTGTAATCCTTGTAATTGATTTTGTAATGTTTCAATTTCTTGTGTGTTTCTTTGAATTACCATTCTTGCTTGAAACCTTGTAGCTTCTACTGCATGGTTTAAAGAATTAGACCAATTGTTAGAATTATTTTCTAACCATTCAATTCTTTCATTGATATTTTGGATTCTTGTTGTGTGCCAGTTTGTCATTTTATTTTCCTTTTTCATTGTATATACATATTATAACCCCATATTGGAATAATATGCAAGTGTTTTTAACTAAAAAATTAACATATTTACTTAGCTCCTTTAAATAATCTTTTTGCATCACTAATATCTTGGTTAAGTTCATTAACAAGCATTGGTACATGACCAGTGTTTAAGGTATTGTGTGATAATTCTTGAATTAGTTTTTTTACATCTTTTTCAATATGTAAAAGAGCTTCTAATCTGAAATCTTTTTTATTTATCATTTTATTTTGTCCTTACTCTGTGAGTATCAATTTATTATATCCCTAGTATAACCCCATAATGGAATATATACAAGTGTTTTAAACTAAAAAAATTAACATACTTACAGACAACAATTAAGCGAAAAATAAGAACAGTAGCGAACTGGATATTTTTCTAGATTTTTATTTACGTGGAAGCTATCCAATCATGTCAAAATTTAGGATGAATTAACTCTCTTATTCTACAGGAGTCCTAAATCACACAGTGTACATCTTACTTGCATACAGGTTTTTCACCTTCTACTCAAATTCTTATAATGGTCTTTCGTGCCTAGTTGCGATATTTTGCTAATTGACAAACTCTTTTGGAGTTCTCAAAAGGATGTTTAATATCCATCAAAATGCTTACTTACCCACAGTATTACTACTATTTTTTTCAGAGGACATACTACATAACAGCATCACCTACTTTAATTTGGTTCGTCTCTATGTATACGTTGTGGAACTCATTTAATCCACCCACAAGTTTTACCTCATGTTCATACCGAATTGCTCATTTTAAAAACTCCTGCTTAAAGCCGAAGATGGGTTTCATGTATCTTTTCGTATTAGTCCATATTACACCAAGCCTAATTAGTCTCTTTGTCACATCTAAGATATGCTCAAGCCTTCACTTGGTAGGAATCTTTTTTCCTCTATCCATTCAAATTTGATTTTTACTTTCTTATGTAATTAACATAATTAATAAATAAAAATTTATTTAATTGTTGTTTGTAAATATGTTCAATATGCTTTACAGAGCAGGTAGCCACATAGTTTGCCTTTACACTGGGAGACCCCTAGCTAGTCAATACATTACATTAGCTTTCTCTGAACCTTACTAAGCTGTTTTTATATAAAAACAGATGCAACAGTTACTAGAGGGGTTTTTTGCAGTTTAGTCAACATTGACAAAGTTGTACACCCTTGCACTAATCAGGCATAAAGTTCAGGAACTGGTCATCTACTTTATGCACCCTTTCAGACTACTCTTAATACTAACAGCGTTTTGCAAATTGCTGTGTTTTTAGAATTTCTGCTCTGTAAAGCACATTGAATTTTTTAGTTTAATCTACTCTGAAACAATTAAGCGAACATATGGTTCTTAACTTTGTAGAAGTGAGGTTAAGGTCTGTTTTGTGTCGTTTTAACTCTCCAAGCTCCCGACATACATATATTATAATACGAAATGGAATATAAATGCAACACTTTTTGCAACTTTTTTTTAATTATTTTTAGAAAGGTAAATCGTCATCTTTTTCATCAATCCATAATGAATTTTTTTCCCATAATTGTTTTGCATATTCTTGTCCTGCATCTTCTTTAAAACCATAGTGCTTAAAAAATTTAAACTCGTTGCCAAACTTAGTATGTAGTTGTGCATGATGAAATGTACATAAAGGAATCACTTGGTCATCACCTGCTTTTAAAGACCATCCTCTTTTTCCATCAGAAGGTTTTAGTAAATGATGTGCTTGTATATTTCCATTACAAGACATGAACCCTGACCTGCTGATGAAGCATGGCAGAGTTCTGACCCACATTAAATGTTTCTTGTCTTGTAATCTTTTTGTCATTAAAAAGGTAAACCATCGTCCTCGTTGTCAGCAGGAAAATAAGATTCTGATTCTTCTTTTTTTACTGCGTCTATTAATCCACATGATAATGTTGAAGTTTTGGTTTCTTCGTTTTTATTTACCCATCCACCAAATTTTTGACTTACAGTTTGACCATTGCCTAAGTCCACTGTGACCGGACCACCTATGTCAGGTGCGTTTTCTCCTGCATTACCATCTTTACGATATAATAGACCAACTGATTGCACTAATTCAAACTTGTCATTAGGATTACCATATTTATCTTTCATTGTCGTCTTAAGAATTGCATAGTATTTATCTACACCTCTGTCGTTTTCATTTTCAGGGTCTCTTTTGTGATGTATTGAACCCTTCCAAATTACTTTGGAATTATTCTCTTTCCACATAGTTCCTTTTCTATCTTTTTTTACATATTCTGTCATTTTATTATCCTTTTAAATTAAATTTATATTCATAACCTTTTGAGTTAAGCCTTCTTCTTTTTTCTACAATCTCACCATATCTTGGCAAGTCATATAATTCTCTACACCTATCTTTACGCATATTTCTTATACAAGCAGATATAGTGTTTTCCCCATAAAATCTTTTTCTACGAGCATATTCTTCTCCATACCATCCTACATATGCGTTGACAATCTTTTGTTGTATCTCGTGAAACATAAGCCAGTTGTTATTTATGTAACCCATTCTAAGTGTCATAAATACACAATCATCAACTGTGTATTTGTTTCTTGGTTTCTTTTCAATGCTTTTTGGAACTTCCATTATGCATCCTCGTATAGACTTAACATCTTATCTAATCTAGAACGATTCTTGTCACCAATCTCAGTTGATTCATATGCAACTAAGATATTGTCTTTGTTATTTGTAAATGCTTTCTTGTGTAAGACGTTGCTAGGGTCAGAAAGATTAGAAGCAAGTATCAATAGATAATCTTCTACACTATTTGCAATTACAGACTCACCACCTGTTTTTTCAAACAAAAACTTAGGTTCTTCTTTGGTTGCAACTTTTGCT